AGCGCAATTATTCATCGTTGGAGCCGTAAGAAAATTAAGGATTAAAATGATTGAAAATCGACGCGCCAAATTTGACTACTTCTTTGAGGAGGTAGAAGATGCTGGAATTGTTTTGCTAGGTTGGGAAGTCAAGTCAATCAAAGCTGGAAAAGCGGACCTGACTAGCGCTTACGTCATTTTCAAAGATGAAGAGGCCTTCTTATTTGGCGCGCTGATTACTCCGCTGAAAGAAGCAAGCACTCACGTACCAGCCGAACCAACTCGTACTCGAAAGCTGCTAATGACGAAACGTCAGCTTCGAAAGTGGCATGGCAAGAAGGTGCAATCAGGCTACACGATCGTGCCGGTTGACATTCATTGGTCTGATAGTAAGAAGATCAAGGTAAAGGTCGCGCTTGCTAAGGGTAAGAAAGAATATGACAAGCGGAATGTTGAAAAAGAGCGTGACGTAAAACGACAAATTAACCAAGCTATGAAGGAACGGTAATGATTTACTTTGGCTATTGTCTTCCATGGATGTTTACATTCATATTCATTTTGATGTGTTGCGTTGAGGATTCGTTGGAATTCGATAGTGACAAAGACTATCACGGTTATGTAGTCGCGTTCAAGATGCAAGTGAAAGTGAAGCATGTGGTATTTGCTCTCTTCATCGCATGCATTCCGCTACTCAATATAATCTGCTCGGTTGGCTTCTTAGGTTTGATGTTCTATCGATTTGCGATTCCGCCACTTGCACGATTCGGCAACCAGCCGCTTTTCAAATAATTATACATTTTGTAACTTTTTCATAAATAGCTATGCTAATCTCAAGGAGGTGCATAGCTATGAAACGCACTTATAATTGGCGTCCGTCACAAACGGATCGTAGAGATAGATATTTTAGAGTAACAGCTCCGATCGCTGGCCTTCCGGACCACGTCGATCGCCTCGGGCTTGACAATCCTATTGAAGACCAAGGGGAACTAGGTTCCTGCACTGGTAATTCTTCAACTTCAGCAATTGAAATCGTGACCGGCATCAAATCACTTTCTCGACTGATGGCTTACTACAATGGCCGTCTTATTGAGAATTGTGTAGGTGAAGATGCTGGTGCGCAAATTCGTGATGTAATCAAAGGTTTCTCAACTTATGGTTGCGCCACTGAAGATGTATGGCCGTATGATATATCAAAGTTTGCAGAGCGTCCGTCAGAGACGGCTTACTTTGAGGGCCTGAAACTTCTTCCACTGATCGAAAGCTATGAGCGCATCATGGATTTGAACGCGATGAAAGTAGCTCTTGCAAAAGGGCTGCCAGTCGTATTTGGATTCATGGTTCCACCAGAATTTGAAGATACGTATTGCGCTACCACTGGAGTTCTGCACGCTCCACGTCCTGACATGCAAATTCTCGGTGGTCATGCGGTTTGCGCTGTTGGTTATGACGACCGTGACCCAGACTTCAAGTTCATCTGGGTTCGCAACTCGTGGGGTAAGGCCTGGGGTATTGATGGCCACTTCAAGATGGATCAACGGTGGTTCACCTCGGGAATGCAGCTCGTCGACGATATGTGGACAGTTCACCCAAAGAAATAAAGTAGCATAACTTTGTAGCAACTTGAAGCGGCCCTCGTGGCCGCTTTTTTCTTTGCAATTTTCACATCAACAATCATTTAGAGTGAAAAGTACACGAACTTGTTTACAACTAGCTTGTAAGAGGTTATAATTATTCTATCGGAAATCTAACAATCAGGAATCTCAAATGACCAAGCGATTCGAAGCTGCTATTCTGGAAGCTGAAAAGCATTCCACGAAGAAAGAAAAGCACGCCGCGCTTTTGGGTTTGGATGCTGAAGGTCAGCGCCTCGTCAAAGAAGCGATCGACCCCTTCCGCGTCTTCGGTGTCAAGAAGTGGGATGAACCCGCTCAGTACGCCAACCAAGATCCAGCCTCATATCAAGAATTCATCAATTTGCTCGATTGCCTGCACAACGGCGATCTGACCGGCAATATGGCTCGCTTCGAAGTGACGGCGGTTCTTGCCAAGTTCACGAAGCAGACCGCCGACGTCCTCACTCGCATCCTCAAGAAAGACTTGAAGTGCGGCGCAAATCGCAACACCTTCGAAGAACTTTATCCCAATCTCGGTATTCGCGAATTCCTGCAAGGTCTCGCAGCGAAGATCGAAGAGGGTCCGAAAGCAAAATATCAGTGGACATTCCCATGTATCGCCGACGCCAAGTATGATGGCCTGCGCCTCATCGCCTACGTCGAGAATGGTCAAATCGAATATTGGTCGCGTGGCGGAAAACCCGCAGATTACGCGATCGGCCTCTTCGATGAAGAACTCATCGAACTGGAAAAGCTCTTCGGTCAACCTGTTGTCGTTGACGGTGAAGCATACGCTCGCACGTTCCAGGAAACGACTCAAGCTCGAGGCGTCAACAACGCCGAACAACGCAGCCACCTCAAATACAACGTGTTCGACATCATGTCGAAGGCGGAATGGCTTGCTCGCAACTGCAAGATCACGCAGATCAATCGTCTTATGACGATCAACGAGTTGCTCAGCAAAGGTGATTTTAAGCGGCTCGTCAAGTCGAAGTTCAAAATCGTAAACTCGAAGGCTGAAGCTCTCGAGTTCCTCGCCGAGCTGGAAGAAGAAGGTCAAATCACCGGCATCATGATGGAAGAAGGCCTGATCATCAAGCGCATCGACGGTTTGTACGACTGGGATCCGGATCGCAAATCGATGGTTTGGGCGAAATACAAACCGGTTATCGACATCGATGTAAAGATCACCGGCTTCCGTCCAGGCAACAAAGGTACCAAGAACGAGCACATCCTCGGCGCTATCGAGTATGAAGGCTTTGATGAAAACGGTCTACCGCTCAAAGGTAAGTGCGGCGGGTTCAAGGTTAGCAGCACCAAGGCGAAAGGTTACGTCAAGGAGCTCGCAAAGAAGGCCGGCGTCGATCTGAAGGCAACAGGTATGTCTGAGGATGAATTCATCCGTACGTACATCTGGGAGCACAAGAACGAATTCCTTGGTAAGACCGCGATGATCGAAGGTCAAATGCTGACCAAGGCCAAGGGCTCTGACACCTACGCGATCCGCTTTCCACAATTCATCATGGTACGGGACGACAAATAATGTCAACGGCAACTACTCCACTCAAGGCTAAGCAGATTCTCGCTATTCCAGTGGACCAGCCTGAAAAGCTGTTCACCGGAGTGGAGGAAATTGCTAAGAAGGAATATCGAAAGCTTGCTATGCATTGGCACCCGGATCGTGGTGTCGATCAAGCCGCCGAGGTTCTCGCGCATGTGAATGTGCTATGGGATCTGGCGCAGAAGAAATTCAAAGACGGCGCGTGGGTCGTACCTGGCCGCATAACCATCTCGGCCACGGATGGCAGGGCATTTGAGATCAATTTTCAGAAACATCATAAGATTGAGCTCGGTGACATGTACATCGGGAAGACGATCATCGCTTACGCGATCGACAAAGATAACGCGGATCTGTATGACAATGGAGTTCGTTTCATCAAGAACTTCAAGTATCCAGACACGAAGATGAACGAGAACATCAGTCGTCTTTTGCCAAAAATCAAGGCCGAAGTTAAGACGATTGATAAGCATTTTCTCATCATCGAGAAGCCAAAGAACGTTATCTTGCTCAAGGATCTGCTGGCATACTATGGCGGAAAGTTAGATCCTCGGCATGTCGCCTGGATTTTGTCGCGGTTGTACAATCTTGGGTGCTATCTCAAGTGGGCGAAAATCGCGCACAATGATATCGCTCTCGACACGGTTTTCATCGAACCAGCCAATCACGCAGGTTACTTGCTGGGCGGTTGGTGGTTCACGGCAAATGTTGGTGAAAAGCTGAAAGCAGTACCTGGCTCTCTCCTTACTCACGCACCGGCTGCTCTAATGCGTGATAAAGTCGGTACCACCCAATTTGACATGGAGATGATCAGGTTGATCGGACGGCAGCTCCTAGGGGACCAGCATGGCACCAAGCTAAAGCTGGATAAGGATCTGCCCAAACCTCTAGTGGAGTGGCTTCGCAATCCCTCTACTGGAGACTCTTTCCATGATTTTAAGAAGTGGAAGGATGAGATTTTAGACGCCAGTTTTGGCAAACGAAAATTCCATGAGATGAAACTCACGGAAGCAGATATTTACAACGCTTAACCTCTTCAAGGAGAAGAACATGGGTGCAGGTAGCTGGAGTGATGCAGATTGGGGTTCGTACCGTTCGACGGTTAGCAACGCAACAACCGATACGCTGTTCAAGACGAAATCGGCAGACGCAGTCAAGGCCACGATCATCCCGAAGAATATCACGATGCGTGAATCGCGTGACTCGGACATCAATCCGAATTCCACGCCGGTGATCGTCGCGCTCGACGTGACCGGTTCGATGGGCAAGCTCGCGACGGTGATAGCGAAAGAAGGTCTGGGTATCGTGTTCAGCGAACTGCTGACTCGCAAGCCGATCTCTGACCCTCACGTTATGGCGATGGCCGTCGGTGACTGCACCGCCTCGGACCGCCAGCCGTTGCAAGTCACGCAGTTTGAAGCTGACATGCGCATCACGGAACAACTGCTCGATCTTTACATCGAAGGTGGCGGTGGCG